GGTTGTACCATAAATTTAACAGAAGTCAAATAGGAAAAGAACCCCCAGAAGGAATCTGGGGGTTAAACTACTCTAAGGAGATAACAATGAGAGGTAACGGTAGAGAGATTATCACGTCCAACCACCAGCCGCAACCCTTTTTACTTCCCTCCGGTACGGAATGTTGCTGGAATCGCTCACGTTCGCAATGTGAAGCATAAGATACTGCAGAGCCTCGGCTACGTGCGAGTGTTTATTCTTGTCAATGTCTCCATTCCCCTTGGGTTTGTAGCGATATCCGCCCATCATCGCCGCTTTTAGCTGGCTGCACCTAGGATCAAGCAGAAATGCAGGGTCTCCGTCCACTTGACGCATGAGATAATCGTCCACCGCGTTGATTCTCGCCGCCACACTGTTAGTTTTAGCCGGAATTACCTTAAATCCCTCGGCTTTGATGATGTCAACCGCGCTTCTTTCGTCCGTTTGCGCCCTCTGAACCCCCGCCGGGTCGGTAATAATGACCACTGGGCACCCCGAAAAGCGCTCAAACAGCATGGGTTTCAGCATCGTGCGCATAAAACGCTGCACGCCCATGTCAAAACTTACCGCTTCGTCCAAAATCAGTGCGCGTCCACGCGGGTCTTGCTGTCCGATGACAGCCGCTGGCGTAAGACCGAGATCCATACCCACCACGACGGGCCTGACTCCATTGACAACGGGTCGCAGGGTCGATTTCGCCATGTGATAATCGGGTTTGAAGTACTTATACACCGGCAATCCGGCCAACGACAGACCGTATTCACCGTCGATAAAGACCCGGATGTACTCTTCGCTGCGTCCTTGGGTGTCATAGTAGCCATCTGGTAGGTTCTCGATGTTCTCCGCGTAGGGACTGCGCCCTGATGGCTGCTTAAAAACATCCCAACCGTTGTCGTTTAGGCTCACTCCATCCTTAGGATTGAGCTTTTCCATCTGGTAGTACCACCAAGTATCCATCGTCGGAGGGTTAGTATCCCCCCACATACCATGCCATGTAGGGCCGCCGTCCTTGGCAGACGGAAAACGACCGATACGTTTACTCATCGCATCGACAATATCGGGATGAATATCTCTACACTCGTTAAACCAAGCTCCTGTCAACTCGAGAGAGTTCAAGTTAGCTACGTCATCCGAGTCATCTAGCGCACGAAACATAATCTCAGACTCAACATCTCCCACTTTGAAGAAGTAAGTCTTGGTCGTGCGCATATAGTTGCCACACTGCCCCGGCGGGAACCAATCCAAAAAGGTCTTGATGGTCGTATCCTGAAGCTGTCTGACAGTCTCACGGACAACCGCAAAGCGCGTCCTGCGCACCCCCTGACTGTTGGGAGCCTGCATACTGGCCCGTCGCACTACTTCAAACGAGCAAGCCACCGACTTGCCACTACCCACTGGCCCCATAATGACCCGCATCTTAGCGTCCGACTGCATGAACCGCTTAAGTGTCGGCGGGGGTGTGTAGTTAATCTCAAGCGGCACGAGGCGTTTCCTCTACAAGCAGGACGATGAAGTTCCGAGTTTTCTTGCCCCCTCGTTTAACTTTTACAATCTTAGTTTTAAACGACACCCCTGCGTTCTGCAATGCGCTCGTGAAGTTGTGATACTCCACCGAGTTGTCAAACACCGCAGCCTCGTAGCCCTCATACACCGTGTGGAAGCGCCGACTCAGACTCGTCGGTAACGTTGTCATCCAATTCCTCCGGTGTGGGTGTTACGTCTATGACCCGGGCGTCCTCAGGACTCTTGCCAAGGTTTATGGTGATCTTGACTCCGCCACCTGCGCTGGCTGTCTCGGGCGAATCTTTTGGCTCAAGCCCTGCCCATTTGACTGTGGATTTGATAAGGTCTGCTTTGACCGCAGGCGAGACGACTGGATCGTGGATAAGTAACCAAGATGTAGTCAATAATTCTTCAGCCTGTGCGCGAGCTTTGAGCTTAAAGGTTATCCCCTTCTCACGCACTTCAGTCCTGAAGTGTTCTACCTTCTTGAGAAACACAGGATCTGCGTTGTAGTTGAGCAGGTCTGACGATGTAATGTTGTGGCGCTTGATAATGTCAGCCAGCGGCTCACCGCTCCCCTCGAGAGTCAGGGCTACGTCGAACGCCAATCTGTCTGACCACTGAGTAGGTCTCAGGGGGTGGTAATCCATACAGGGCTTTTATCTGGTGGTAATTACTTTGTCAATCTTTTGCGCTTGCGATTGTACTCTTTCCAGTGATGAATGCGGTGACAGTTAGAACAGAGTGGTATGCACTTAGTCTCGGCTTCCTTGATCGCCTCGGTCACGTTGTTCAACTTACTTGCCAGATGATTTACTGACCGTTTGTTTTTGCGTATGACATGGTGGAAGTCAATAATCGCTGGGTGCTTTTTGCCACAACGGGCGCACTTCTGTTTTGCTTTGTAGTCTTCCCACTCCTGACGTTTTTTTCTTTTGCGGGTCTGAGTTTGCTTTATTGTGGATTTGCGATTCTTCAGGTACCAGCGTCGGGAATATTCTTTTTGTCTTTCGCGGGCAAGCTCGCGGTCTTTCAGCGGCATCGCTACTCCATTGTTGTGAGCATCTGCTGTAGCAAGTGAGCTACACGGTCAACCAAGTCCTCATCCTCTGAGAGTTTGTGATACCCGGCTGTGTCCAGTATGGCATGGGTTGCCTCGTGCATAAAAGTTTGTTGCCGGTTGGTGCCTTTGAGTGTGGTTAGAAGCTCGATGCGGTTCTCTGATGGGAGCCACATGCCTACGCAATCCTTACTATGCTTCCACTTGCGCGGTGTCACATTCACCACGGTGATTGTGTGTCCCATCAGTTGGAACGATTTGGGTATGCCATCGTTGCGCATGGGGGGAATATAGCAGAGGGGCGGGTGGGGAATGCAAACTTTACACGTTCGATTTTTTGGGTTGTGTTATGAGCGGTTTACTACATATAGGGGGGTGTCGGTTTCCGCTGTCCATGTGCCCCCCCCGCACGCGCACGCGCACGCACGCGCATCATGCGCACACACACGCGCTTCATCATCCGCCGTCGCTGACTGACCTAAACTTGACATCCGTGTCACGTTGTGGTGTACTGGAATCGTCGGTCAGGTGACCGGCACGCGACACAAGCGGTCGCGGGTTGTTTAACAATCTAGGAGATAACTAATGAGTGAAAAACTCACATGGGTTCCGGTGTCCCTTAACACGCCGGAGTTGGTCGCCCTCAACGAGCGTCGTGAGACGGCAAAGGGTGTAGCGCGAGAGACTGAAAAGGCTTTCATCCAGAAAGCTACCGAGTTCCTCAACGCTAAGGGAGTGACGGCTCCTGCCGGTCACCGAATCGTCTTCGCCTTCAAGCATGGTGTGGCTATCGCCTTCGCCAAAGACGACAAGGGATCGAAGGGCAGTGCGAGCAAGGGCTTGACACTGTAAACACCAACGGGGAAGGCGGCCGAAAGGCCGCCCAACCCAAACCTAGGAGACGACGATGAGTGATGAATGGCAGTTGGAAAGTATCCTGTCGATCTTGGTTCGCCGCGACGGCATGGATAAACAAGAAGCACGCGACTTCATCAATGAAATGAGAGAGCGTGTAATGGAAGGCGAAGACCCTGAGGAAGTCTTATACGAAATCGGGTTGGAACCAGACTACATCTGGGAATTGATTGGCTAACCACATGTTCCTCACTGGCCCGCCGAAAGGCGGGTCTTTTTTTGCCTGTGCGAAAGCACTTTTGTTTTGAATTCTCTCAACCATACGTCGGGGGCTTCTAGCTCGCATAGGCGCAGTGTGTTAAACGTAAAGTTAGAGGGTGATTCAAGGGCTACTGTATACAATCACAGCACGATCTAAATAATCTATTTTTTACATGCCGAAACTTTACGCAAATTTGCGAAATTTAGATTACTAACTTTACAGGTGTAAGGTTATAAGTGATTGATTCCACAGGAGAAAGTGATATATATAGTAGAGTAATGATCTAATAATCTAAAAAATCTATGTTTTTTTAACCCTTTCCTACAAAATTTTTCAGCTCTGGCTGTATACAAACACAGTATGTAAAGTCTCCTAAAAAAGTTTTAGTAAGACATTATCTCAAAAAACTTAGATTATTTAGATCGCTGCACTTTTTTCCCTTGCAAATCAAGTACTTAAACAATCTAACTTTACAAGTATAGTTTGCCTTTTTTAGATCGTTCTTGATCTATTTTTAGATCGACATCATAGACTTTACAAATTTTTGGGGAGCACGAGGGGGAAACTTGACACCGGCAGCGCGGCGTGGGAGGATTTCGGCGTCCCGTCGGGACAGTTTACAACCCATTTACTGGAGGCTTTATGGCTATTTATGAAGGTAAAGTTAA